TGTGGCTGTATTTAATTCTACAGTAGCAGGGTCTTCACAAATACCAAGTGGTTTTGCATTACCATCACCGAACAGGTAAGCATTTTCAAGTGTTCTTGAAAGTCTTGTACCAAGAGCTTTAGCAATGTATCCTTGGATATCAAAGAAACTATCTTCTATCAGCTCTGTCGAAATTTCAATTCCTGTAGCAACTTTAAATGCATCCATATTAATTGTAGAAGTAGTGAAATCACTCAAAGGAATTGCTCCCAGTTCTTGAGTCCATTGACCTTCATTAGCAGTATCATTGATTACTGGAATACTCAATTGTCCATTATCAGCTGTAACAATGTGATTCGCTTCTGGTCCTATAAGACCGAATTCATCAATTGCTTCAAGAAGTTGTCTATAGAAATCTTCAGGAACAACATCCCCATTAGTACCTACAGAAGCTGATCTTTGTTCATATTCTTTAGAAGTAATCTGTCCTCTGATGTATTCATTAAATGCAGATCTTAGTTCTTCTTCTTTGGATTCTGCTCTCTTCTCTGGAGTTGAATCTTTTTTCAGGACGGATCTAAGTTCGTCTATAGCTGCGACTCTCGTATCAATTTCTTGGACTTCTGCTTTGATACTTTTAATGACACTCAGGTCATCTTCGGTCATATGTTGTCCTCTTTTTTCAAGCAAGTTTTCCATTTCTTTGATTTTTTCTGATCTTTGTTCTATTAATTCTGGTCTATTCATTTTTTTTACCTTGTGTTATTTTGTTTGTTTATTTTGTTTTGATTGATTCTAAAATGTCTTTTGCTTCTATTACAAAATCATTTTTACAATTAATACAGTGCTCTAATTCGTTTTTGATTTCAAGACTTCTTAAAGACACTTCAGTCTTTGAATAAGCTGGTCTTGGGACAATGCTTATCTCATCGAGATTTTTGATACTTCGGATTCGTCTTTTAATTGGTTCAGAAGTAAAATCCCATTCATCTTTATCTGAATTGAACCTAAAAGACATTCCAGTGACATCACCTCTTTTAATAAGTTGATAGATATCATTTCCTGATTGTGTATCTGGAAGTGAAGCTGAAAAATAGAGTCCTCTTTCAGTTAATTCAAGACTCAAAGTTCCTGAAGCAGTTCTTGCAAGAACAGTATCATAGTTATGATTATGAAGTAAATATACATCAGATGTATCAACTGAATCTAAAGCATTCGGGTCAATTGTTTCTACAAAATCTCCAAGTACATTTGATTCTGAATCAAATACAATTGCATAACCTTTAATCATTCTATTTTCGTCATTGAAATCAAAATCTTGTATTTCTCTGTATCGTAATTCTGAGTTTTGGTTCATTGTTATCCTTTTGATTTTGGGAGTTATTCAAGTCGTAGTTAAATACTTGCCAAATTCTATTTTATTTATAAAAGTTATTTTGAAAATAACCCAGGAGTTGTATCTTTTGTTTTTATTTTTACATCTTTTTGTTGATGGACTTCATCTCCCATGGCTAATCTCTGCTCTACTATAAAAGAACAACCTGATAGGAATACAAGAATAGATATAATAAAAAGTTTGCTCTTTATTTTACTCATTGTTTATCCTCAGATTTAAGTTCTTGTAAAGTTTTCTTTACTCTTCCTTGGTATGTCTTTAGTTTTTGTATTTCAGTTTCTAAAGATGTTCTCAACTCTTGTATTTCAGATCGGTAAGTTTCATTTTCTTGGCTAAGGAATACATTAGCTTCATCATTTAATTCAGCAACATCTGGACTGCTTTGGTTGTTTTCTAATTCATCAGCTAACTTATCAGCAACATCTGTATCTAATGCTGGAAGGTCATAGAATTCTCTTGCTTCATTTGAAGTTATAATAGAAGTGTTTCTTAGTAATGACAATGCTTTGGATTTTTCATCTGCTGATACGTATTTCAGAGCATTTGGTTTGAATTGAATCTTGTCTCTATCAAATAACAGTTTTTTCTGAAATTCAAGTTCAATACTTCTTAGAATAGGAGAAATAGTGTAATTCTGGAAACTTAAGTTAGATTCCTCAGCATTTGAATATTTCTGGTCACCGAATCCTAATACAGATGGTGGAACACCAAATAGTTCTGCTATTTCTGTTTTTGTAAGTTCTTTACTTCTGATGAAATCAGCATCTGCTGGAGAAATCTTCTGAAGCTGTTTAGCTTTCAAACCATCATGCAGCAAAGGTACTTTACCTGCATTTCTTGCTCCACCATATTTTTTACCAAAACTCTTTTGAAATGTTTCAACAGCTTCAGGTTTCAGCTTTTTATCAGTTTCTATAACCATTGAAACATTAGTAGCATTGTCGTTGTAATTCTTTAAAAACTGTGATTGTGAATTAGAAATGTCCAGTAAGAGCCTTGCTTCTTCGATGGGATTTCTTCCACTGTATCCAAAACTGTCGTATGAAGCTAATGGATTTTTTACGTGAATAAGTTCTTCTGGGTAAAATGTATAACTTCTTCCAAAGTATGTGACGATGTAATAATAAGGTTGATTAAAATCTGTTGTCACATACATTTGAACTGAATCATAAGGTAAATAGAACAAATTAGTTCCTTGTGAATCTCTGTTAATCCACAAATAAGCATTACCTTTGAGAACCAGATCACCTACCAGATTCGACATCAAGTCATATGAAGTAGCAAAAGGATTTGGTTTATCTATTAGTTTTTGAACTTTTCTATTTTCAGTCTTTAGAGGAGTATTTGCAACCACAGAAGAGATTACTCTTGCACAAGAATACACAGTTGTTATATTTGTATCTTTATATGTTGAAGGAGGAAGAATACTATCAAATGTTAAATAACTTGAGACTACTTTTCGTATTTCAGAATTTATAAATGGTACTGTTGGGAATTTCATTTATTTCCTTTTTTGGGTCTTGGAGTATTTGGTACCTGTAGTACCTATTGTATCTTTATTTATAAAAGTTATAAATAGAAATAAAAGGACTTATTTTGAAATTACCATTAAAATACTTAACATACGGACAAAACATAAAAGAAACACTAATAGAGTTTGATATCTACAAACCTTTAGATGATGAATTAATAGAACAACTTATACAACATAAATATGTAGCTGATTGTTTATTTAAAGAATACCTTGAATTCCCATTAGAAGACATAAAATCAAGAAATGACATTGACAACATGAGAGTTAGAAGTATCAAACTGCATAATACTTGTTTAGATAAACTTAACATTACTCCTCAGATGAGATCAAAGTTAGACATTCTTCAAGCACAAGAGGAAGATCCTTTTTTCAAATTAGCTGAACTAATGGCTTAGTATGGACAAGTGCACAGAGTTAATACAAAAAGTCTATGATGAACGTAAGCAGTATTTTTATGCTTTGGCATACCTTAGACATTTGAATGATATGAAAAACTTGGATCCTGAAGTCTTTAGATTCAATGAAAAGAAGGCTTTGCTTTATGTTGCTACTATGGAATTATTTAAGCACTACAAAGGGGAAAAGGCAGGAACTAACTTTGTATTAGAAGATTGGCAAAAGGCTATGGTTTATATAATCGCAGGTTGGGAATACAAAAATTCAGAAAATATATGGGTTAGAAGGTTTAATAATGCTTTGTATCTAACCTCTAGAAAATCAGGTAAAAGTTTCATTGCTTCAGCTCTTGGATTAGCTGAATCTATTATTAGTCCTGAAAAAGGTCAAGAAGTTTGTTCTGCAGCAACTATGAGAGACCAAGCAAAAATTGTATGGGATGGATTCCGTCATTTTATTTTAAGTAATAAGCATCTGAAAAAGAGATTCAAAAAAAGAGGATATGAACTTACTGATACTACAAAAAATAATAAAATCTATTGTGTAGGAAGAGATGCTTCTTCTTTGGATGGTCTGAATATAAGTTTTCTTGTTTTAGATGAATTACATGCCTGGAAAGATGTCGAATTAAAAGATGTTCTTACTTCTTCAATGGGTTCAAGAAGAAATCCATTTACAATGATTGTATCCACAGCTGGGTTTTTTATGGGAAGTCCTCTATTAGCTGAAGTAGATCATGCTAAAGCAATCCTAACAGGAG